CATTACCATGGGTTATGGTCGGCGCTTTATTGAAGAAGTAATAAGAATTGTTAGAAGAGGAAGGTCTAGCGCTCAAAGATTAGTTAAGGAGTTAGAAGACGTTGTTGTTTGGGCAAAATTGATTAGAATAAATGATGAGAAGCCAAAAGAGAACATTCAGGGACATTTATCTGTAAAAGTCAATCTATCTAGAAAGATTGCTGTTATGGCAGAAAACGTATCAACAAGAACAAGGTCTGCTTGGGAAGATATAAAGATTACAATTAACAGAGTTAAGTAATATTTAACGTGAAATGGAACAGTTAGCAGAAACAATAACCTTAGATGTAGAAGAATCTAACGAACTAGCTTTTAAGATTAAGGTTGAAGGATCATCAACCCCTGTAAAAGTTAGGTTAGTCTGCGAAAGCCCAGAAATTTCTTACATGTTCCCAGGTAGAGGAACACAAGAAGATGGGGTTGTCCAATTTGTAATTCCTCAAATGAAAGGGAAGATACAGGAAGGACTGTATTCTGCAAGAGTAGAAGTTCTTGTAGAAAATAGATATTTCTCTCCTGTACAGTTTCAGTTGAATTTCAAAAAGACAATGAGGGTATTTGCAGAAGCAATACAAATAGTCCAACCAACAAAACAAGAGATAAAAGTCTCAGCTGTTCCACTAGTGGTTCAACAACCTGTTGTACAACAACCTATTATCCAACAAGCTGCTATGCAACAACCTGTTCAAACTGTACAACAAAAAATAATCGTAAAAGAGCAAGAATATGTTCTTGAAAATCCTTTTATAAAGGAAAAAAAGCAGATAACAAATATTGCTGAGACTAAATTGCCTATTTCAAAAGTAAGTACAAAAAATAAGCAAAAAACTTTGCGTGAAAAGTTTGCGTCAAAAAACAAATAACTAATCTATATTATAATTCGACTATGTCAGCTACAACACAAGACTTGCTTGAACAAATTCTACAATTAGAAGAAAAAATTAATTTTAGTAGAATGAACGGTTATAACGTTGTTTCTCTAGAGGAACAACTCTTACAACTAAAAGAAAAATTTCAAATAATGAACGAAAATTTAAAAAATACATCAAGTGTATTGAAAGGTTGATATGCAAAAAGTAGATTTATATCAACCGATTCTTCATAATAGAGAAGGTTTACCTCCACTCACACTTAGGGTAGCAGTGCAAACAAGCTCGTATATGGTTGAAGGTGGATCACCACAACAACACCTAAAACCAGAAACTTATATATTGTTATCTGCACTTCCAAAAGAGCTACAAGAAAGAGTAAAAACTGCCGTACAGGCACTAATCTCTGGAATGTAAAGAAACTTTTACTTATTATCATATAAAAGCCTCTTTATTGAGGCTTTTTGTTTTTGTAAAATTCGATAAAGATACATAGCTGCTCTTGAATACTTATCATAAGATATTGGTGAACCATGCCTAGTTTCAACAGCACAATCAATCCTACACCTTTTGGTTTTTTTGATTCAGACTCAGTATTTCAAACAGAAGCTGATTCAATGGTGACATTTGTAAAGCGTAAGCTTGGAGATGATGTTTTGTCTGTTGAATTGACAAGAAAAGAGGTGTGGGCTTGTTTTGAAGAGGCATGTTGTGAATACAGTCGTTTAATACATGAAACGAAGATAACATCAGAGATAACAAACGTTCTTGGAGGTTCAACAACAACTGATTTAACAAACAAGTACGCACGACAGACCCTAGAATACCTTCTTAGAATGGCTGAACCATATGCAACTGAGGCATATGTTGGAGGTTCTTATAATGCAACCTTGGGATATCTAGACCTTGAAAATGGAAGGCAAGACTACGATATTTACGGCGAAGTAAAGGATGTCGTATCTGGAAGCAATGTTTACAACTCGTTGCCATCAGGTTCAAAAGGAAAACTAAAGATAGTTGAAATATTTCATTTTGAACCCCTTGCTGCACAAACATTCCTTCTCAATGCATCTAACGTCACGAACTTTCTTGCAACAAATTTCAACTACGAGTCTTATGTAAATTCTACTGTGTTTTACGTTCTTCCTATATTTGAAGACGTTTTACGTAGAGGAATGTTAGAATCTGCATTTAGGGTGAGGAGATCAAACTATAGTTACGAAGTTCTAGGAACTAAACTACGAATTTATCCGATACCCACAACAGATCTTCAAACAGGTAAATTGTACATAAAACTAATGCCTCCTCATGATCCATACAAACCAGCATTTCAAGATGATTCTATCAACGGTATATCTGGTCCAAATAACTTCCCGTTAGGAAATCTACCTTTCTCTACAATCAATCAACCAGGTAGGCAATGGATACGACAATATACTCTTGCACTCTGCAAAGAACTTCTTGGTTTGATTCGTTCAAAGTTCCAAAGCATACCAATACCAAATGCAGACCTACAATTAAATGGAGAGGCATTAGTTTCTCAAGGCAGAGAAGACAAGGAAAAATTGATCACTCAAATGAAGGAATTTTTAGCCAACCTAACACATGCAAAAATGCTAGAAAGTGATGCAACTGCGGCTGAAAATCTCAATAAACAATTACGTTATATCCCAATGCCTTTAGGAAAATCTATAACAATCGGGTGACGGGTGAGGATTAAATGGCAAGATTATTCATAACCCCTAGGGAAATAAACTTTATAAGTGACATAACAAAAGAAATTGTTAAAGATGTTGTAGGGCAAAAGGTAATTTATTATCCCATTTCAGAAATAAAAACAAAAACTCACGAGGTTTACAACGAAGCAGTAAAGAAGATTTTTGATAATCCAATAATACTAGATGCATTAGTTGATAACAACTTCCAGACAGATACAAAGATAGACAAATTTGGTGTTGATGCTCAATATAAGATTGAGGTTTACATTCAATATAGAGACCTAGTAGAAAAAGGTATAAGTGTTAACATCGGTGATTTCTTTTCATTTTCTGATATTTTTTATGAAATTACCGAACGCTCATTTATGAGAAATATCTACGGTATGCCTGAGCACAAGGACGGCGTGAAGCTGGTTGGAACCAAGGCCCGCGAAGGACAATTTACTGCACCAATTATTGGTCCCACTGACATATCTTACACGGATGCAGATGCGGTTCAAGAAAAATTTGTTCAGCAACGTGGTGAAGAAAAGACAGAAGAAGGTATTACTGGCGACGTTCGAGAATTAGTAAGAAATGGCGTTCTTGATTCACCTCTTACTGGACCTAAACAGGTTTCAGATAAAGGTGATGTTACAGGTGCAGGTTCAGCATTTTATGATGAGGATTGAATATTATGACCACTAGGTTTAACGCAATAGATCAATTGAACAACGGAATATCTGGCATTAAATCCGGATACGATACCAATTTAAAATCTGACCTCGTTATACCTTCTTGTGGAGTTGAGGATGTTGATGTTTCTTTGTTTAATTTGTTTGACAAAGAAATACAACCAATGGTTGGTGGTCAAGATTCATCAGAAGTAAAAAAGGTACCTGTAGTCTTTGCCGCTGGAGAAAAGTGGGCATTATTAAAAAGAGGAAAACCTATAAGAGACAGGAATAACACACTTATTCTTCCTCTTATAACAATTATGAGAACCTCCATGAGCCAAGAAATGGATGATATTACTGGAAGAGGCATAAACCAGCAAACCGGTGAAATTGTTGTTAGAAGAAGGCTTGATAACTCTGATAGGGGTTATCAAAATCTGATAAATAAATCTGCAATCCTATTTCAAAAGAATGTTGGTGTGAATCCTGGTGATCCAAGGATTGATAATCAACTTATTACAGGACGCAAAATTGGTTCTGAAAGTGAATCATACAACGCACTTCAAGGTGCATCTTTATCTACAAATATCGGAAATAATGTTTTTGAAACTGTAGTTGTTCCTTCTCCACAATTTTATACTGCTACATATCAAGTAACTGTATGGGCACAGTATACTCAACACATGAATCAAATAATAGAGAAAATTGTTTCTTCTTTTCTTCCACAAGGAAATTCATGGAAAGTTACTACAGATAAAGGATATTGGTTTGTTGCTACGAAGCAAGGTGGAGAGTTTGCAATCGAGTCAAATTTTGATGATATGTCTTCTGCTGAAAGGTATATAAAGTGCAATTTTGACATTAAAATTCCTGCGTATTTTTGGTTGTCAAATACACCAGGAACACCAATACCGATAAAAAAGTACATATCTTCTCCAATTATTCAATTCACTACTTCAACCACTTCAACACCAGATCCATCACCTACAGACGTAGAAGAATTTTATAATAACTTTACGATAGGTAATGATGATCCAAGTTTACCTCTTAGTGATAAACCAAATGCGCGCCCAGATCAAAGAAGAACAGGAGGTACAATTACACCAAATCAAGGTGTGGTTCAAACTTCAAATCCAAATATTGCACCTCCACTTTTTGATCCACAATTTACTTCACAGGTTCAAAATCAATCAGGAGTGTCAGTTGCAACAACATCAGATCCCGCGTTAGTCAATCAACAAAGGGGATCTTCTATTCCTGTTTATACAAGAACTAAAATACCAAATTTTCCAAATATTTACTTGATACCGAATGCACCCACTAAAACAAATACTCCAATAACACAAGTAAAATTTGGAAATACCGTAAAATATGTTAAGGCGACTAAAGTCAATCCTACAACTGGAGAGACTGTTTACAGTACTGTAAATGTTGTAAAGAGAAATCCTAACAAGACAACATCTGGTATTACAACTTCATCTGAACCTCAAGAAGGCATTCAAATAATAGTAACAAACAAAGAACCATGAAATCAAATTTAACATTGATTTGGATTACTTCAGATTTACAAGATACTTAATACTGAATTTATACCCTCTTAAGGAGAATGGTAATGGCCGAGCAAGTATTTAGATCTCCAAATTTTTATGAGCGTGAAATTGATTTATCGGGACCAACAACGGGTGGTCCGGTCGGAACACCAGCTGGTGTTATAGGAACATCAGCAAAAGGACCTGCTTTCGTTCCGATTACATTTGCAAACTTTGCTGAGTTTTCAACAACATTTGGAGATCTTGATCCAAAGTACTTTGGTCCTTATGCGGTAAACGAGTTCTTAAAGAATCGTACGTCTTTAACATACCTCAGGGTTCTTGGTGCAGGTGCAAATTCAACTTTTGCCGATTTTGATAACACCTTGACAAAAGGAACTGTAAAAAATGCAGGATTTCTTTTGACTGGTTCAGCAGAAGCAGGAACTGGCAGGCACACAAAGATTGTTCAATTTCTTGCTGCACAACATGCAGTACAGGCGAACGAAGCATTTGGAATGCCAATGTTTACAGATAATAGAACGTTTCCAAATGTAGGTGTAGATGATAAGGTAAACTTAATTCGTGGTGTTGTAATGACGCCAGATACCGCTAGGCTCTACGTATTAGATGGTGATGAAGCAGTTCCTGCAGCAACGTCTATAATAGGGTTGAATGATGATGCACAGGCAAAACTTGTAAACGGTAAACCTAAGTTCAAGATTCTTATTTCATCTTCTTTAGGTGCGGCATTTGCTAATGATGAAGGAAAACCAGGTGTAAAGATTTATTCTGCGTCTTTTGATCCGTCAGCAGACGATTACTTTGGTAAATTACTGAACACGGATCCAGATAAATTTGATATCTATCAACACTACCTTGCTGCAGATTTTGCAGTTGATGATCAAATTGCATCTGTTTCTGGAAGTTGCTATGTTGCAATCTTGTCCGGTTCTTCACTTAAAGATTCTTCATCAGGCGATCCCAATCTTAGCTTTAGAGAGATATTTGGTTCTTACAACACGAGGTTTAAGGCACCACAAACAACAATGTTCATATCTCAACCTTTCGGTAAAACGGAGTATGATTTGTTCAAGTTTGAGGCGCTTGATGATGGAGAGTATGCAAACAAACTTTACAAAATTTCTATATCAAATGTAAAGGCATCTGCGGACAACACGAATAGGTATGGAACGTTCAACGTTCAGATAAGAGATTTCAATGATAGCGATATCACACCAGTAATACTTGAACAGTTTAGCAATTGTACTCTAGATCCAGATTCAGACAATTATATTGCTAAATTGATAGGTGATCGCAAGGTTTCTTTCCATTTTGATTCATTCGACGCAAGAGAACGTCGTTTGATAGCAAGCGGTAAATATCCGAATCAATCGAAGTATGTAAGAATTATCATGTCTGACATGGTAGACAAGAAATTAGTACCAGATACTAGTTTACCATTCGGATTCCATGGTCCTTCACTTCTAAAGACTAACAACAACATTGTAGCAGATTCTGTTATACCTGCTGGCACTGCAAGATTGGGTATGGCTGGGATATCTAGCAATCACTTACTTTCTGGTTCTGTTCTTCCACCCATACCTTATAGATTCAAGGTTACAAGAGGTGAAGTTAGTACAGCTGGTGGGTTAGCAGGATCACCTGGAGTAAAAGAAATTACAGTACCTGCACTATATTGGGGAGTGAAGTTCGAACGTAATGCAACAACCCTTGCAAATGAGGTTCTGAACAACAACGTCGTTGGTGAAAAAAACAACATAATCGCATCTTTCACAAAGTTCATGGGTATTGAAAAATTAGATGCATTACACACGGGATCAAATGTTGATGCATTCAATGATAACAAGTTTACCCTTGCAAAGGTTGCGCTTGCAAATCAATCAGTCAATGATGTAACAGGTTCTGCAAACTTACATATGAGAGAAGCAGCGTATATCAGAAATGGAATACCTGATTCAACTGATTACTCTGTCTCTGATAATGGTGTCAGCAGGGTTACTTTGGCTACACTTCTTTCAAAGGCAACAACAGCAACGTACAATAGGTTCTCTACTTATGCAAAGTTCACCAACTTTATGTATGGTGGATTTGATGGTGTAAACTATCTAGATCGTAACGCAAGAAGACTGAATGACAAGTCTGTCTCCTTTGATTCGGATCTTCTTGGGGTCGGTGGTGCAGCAACAACATATATTCCTGATGGATTTGATATAAACCAAAATGGTGTTGGTAAGGACAACAACGGAGTTGCTTCTTATACAACAGCAATTGATATCATGACTGATCCATACATCGTAGGAGTAAATCTACTAGCAATACCTGGTATACGCGAACCTTACATAAATGACATTGCGTCTAAGAAAGTAAAGGATTACGGTCTTGCAATGCATGTGATGGATATACCATCATATAGCGATGATGGTTACAGGCTTTATGATGATTCAACCGTAAAACCAAGCATACAAAAGACAGTAAACTACTTTGATGCAAGAACAATAGATAACAATTATGTTTCTACTTACTTCCCAGATGTATTCATAGATGATACCACAAACTCAAAAAGAGTAAAAGTTCCTGCTTCAGTTGCTGCATTGGGTGCCCTTGGTTTCAATGACAGGGTTGCATATCCATGGTTTGCACCAGCAGGTTTCAATAGAGCGGCTTTAGACTTTGTAAAGAATGTCTCAGTAAGACTTAATGTGCTAGACAGAGATGTTCTATATGATTCAAGAATCAATCCAATCGCAACGTTCCCAAGACTCGGATTCGTCATATTCGGTCAAAAGACGTTACAGATAAGCAAGTCTGCACTTGATAGAGTAAACGTTAGACGTCTACTTCTTGAGGTGAAGAGAATAATCATAGGAATTGCTAACAAGTTGGTATTCGAACAGAACACGCCAGCTGTTAGAAATCGTTTCGTAGCAGATGCTGTATTTCAATTAGGTCTGATTCAAACACAAGCAGGTGTTGAAGCATTCCAGGTTGTAATGAATGAAACGAATAACACGCAAGAAGACATAGATTTGAACAGGTTGAACGGAAGAATAGTCATAGTGCCAACCAGGTCAATCGAGTTTATTGCAATTGACTTCATAATCACAAACGCTGGTGTTCAGTTCGTGTGAGAAATTTGAAGTGAACGATATAGTTAACTAGCAGCTAAAATGGAGCATCGTAGATGGCACAGCTAAAACTAGGCGCCGCGGGCGTAACAGCAAATGAAATCGATATTTCGGGACCTCTTACACAACAACCTGTTGGTATCCCAGCGGGTGTTATTGGTACTTCGAAAAAAGGCCCAGCCTTTGTACCAATAACAGTGGGTACTTTATCAGACTTTCAATCAAAATTTGGAACTGTAGATAGCAAACACTTTGGACCCATCGCGGTTCTTGAATGGTTGCGAAATGCAAGAGCAGTATCATACTTGCGAGTTCTCGGAGTCGGAGACGGCCTTGAGAGACAAGGCACAGCCGGCGTTTATCCTGGATCTGTCACTGGTGCTGGGTTTGTTGTTGGTGAGCAACAACCAAGTGGAACCCTTGGCAAGTTAGATAAAAATGAATTTGCAAATTTTGGTGGTGATCTAGGAAGAACATATTTCCTTGGTTGTTACATGTCAGAATCTCTTGCATCTACTTTCTTTAGTGATGCAGGTTTACAATTAGCTGGAGAAAATAAAGCAGTACCAATCGTAAGAGGTGTATTGATGGCTGCCTCTGGCGTTCTTCTTAGATTATCATCATCACTTGTTGGTGCACCTGACTCAAGTGCTCCAGCTTCTAACTTGATTGCAACGATGGATTCACCACAATATCTAAGTGGAGCAACTTTTGGTACTGTTACTTTAATGGATAACGGTGTTGAAAAGCAGGACTTCGTATTACTTCTGAATGGTCATAAAGGACTTGACGCAAACAGCCCGAATGTAGTAACTGCGTCATTCGATCCATCTTCTAACAATTACTTTGGTAATGTTCTAAATAGAGATCCTTTAAAATTACAAGAAAAAGGACATTATCTATATGCTCACTGGGACATACATCCTGCAGTTGCTGAGTTAACTGGCGTCGGTATTCTTTCAGGTACACATGGTGCAGATGTAAGTAATGTATATTCTTTCTATAAAGGAAAAGTTGGAGTTGAAAATTCAGCATTTATAATCACTTCTTCAATTGCAAGAAATACTGGGACTTCTACGATACCAAATTATGAAAGTTTTGAAGATAGATTTAATTACGCAAAATCACCATGGGTAATTTCACAAAAGTTTGGTGGAAAACCTGTAAATCTTTTCAGGCTTCATGCGTTAGATGCAGGCGCTAACATATCAAATCTTTACAAGATATCAATAGAAAACATCACACCATCAAACGACCCAGTCAACAAATATGGTTCATTCACAATAAGAATAAGAAGATGGGGTGATAGAGATTCAGCACCAACGCTGATTTCATCAGGGGAAGCATTTGTATGTGACTTGAATCCAACGTCACCTCGTTACATAGCAAAGATGATAGGAGACATAAATTCATACTTTGACTTTGATCGTGATGCAGAAGAGCAAAAGCTTGTGATTGAGGGTGCATACTCAAGCCGTTCTAACTACGTTAGGGTAGAAGTTTCTGATGAAGTTGCAAACGAGTTTATTGATCCAACGGCACTTCCAATAGGATTCAGGGGCTCTTACCACCTCGTAACATCAGGTACAGCAGTGTTTCCGACGTTAGGAAATAACATTAGTGACACTGACACGAGTCCTGCAGGCGGTTCAAAAGACAAGGAAATTCTACGTAAGGTTGTACAACCACCCGTTCCTTTCAGAAAAAAGGTAACTGACGGAGTTGTAGGAAGTGCAACTGAATCTGCGAATGTAAACTTCTATTGGGGTACACAATTTGAACAAGTTGATTTGATAACAAAACCAAACTCATCTGTTCTTGTGAATAAATCTATAGAATCATTCACAAAGTACTTCCCTGGTTTTGCTACTACACAACAAAACTTTGTTGTTGGAGATAATTCTGGAGTAGCAGACACCGCAGCAAATGGTATTCTTGATGCCGATAGATTCAACAACAACATCTTTACACTTGAAAACATACAGGTTGCAACAGGTTCTAGCGGAGCAGCAGACACCCTAAAGTGGCACTCAGCTTCTTATGTTAGAAATGGAAATATAGCAGCCAATGATTCAAACAAGACAAGAGCATTCCAGGTCTCTGATTTGAATGAGACAATAAACAGAAGATATGCAAAGTTTACACTATTCATGCAGGGTGGATTTGATGGTGTCAATATCTTTGATGAAGATGAAGCAAGAATAACAAACAACGCAGTATCATCTGATATGGTTGCAAGTAATGGAAGAGGTCTTACAGAAGGACCAAACGTGAAAGCGTTTGTAAAAGCTGTAGATATCATGAAGAACGTAACAAACCTTGATATACAACTCCTTGCAATACCTGGCATACGACACCCAATAGTAACAGACTATGCAACTGTTGCTGTAGAAGAGAGATTTGACGCTCTATACCTCATGGACGTCGAGCAATATAAAGAAGAGGGAACTGATGCCGAATACGAAGTAAGACATGATTGTGACATCGTTTCAGTTGTTCAGACAATCAATTCATTCAGGGATCGTAACATAGACAACTCTTTCGCAGCTGCATACTTCCCAGACATCCTTTATGCTGCTCCAGACAGAAATAACTTATATGTTCCACCTTCTGCACTTGTTCTCGGCGCACTGTCATTGAATGACGCAGTTGGACATCCCTGGTTTGCACCAGCAGGTTTCGCCCGCGGCGCTCTACCACAACAGGCCCTCGAGAGCAGGGTAAGGTTGAAGGAGGAAGATCTCGATGGTCTCTACAACGACAGGCTAAATCCAATCGTTGGATTCGTCGGAGCTCCAAAATCTGGAACAAACCCAGCATCAGGACTCGTGGTCTGGGGACAGAAGACGCTACAGGTTGCATCATCTGCACTTGATCGTGTCAATGTCCGTCGCCTCCTCATCGAGATCAGGCGTCAGGTCCGCGAGATTGCACAAGGCATCCTCTTCGAGCCAAATCGCGAAGCAACACTCGCAAGATTCTCCGCAGCCGTCACACCACGCCTACAGAGGATCCAGGCACTCAGTGGTCTTGAGAGATTCAGGGTCATCATTGATGCAACAACAACGACACAGACAGACGTTGAGAACAACACGGTTCGTGGTAAGATCTTCGTCCAGCCTGTCAAGTCGATCGAGTTCGTCTCACTTGACTTCGTTGTTGCCAACAACCTACAACAGGTACAGTGATAGGGTGATCTGAGGTTACCAGAATAATTCTTCATAAAGTTATCTCTGGTAACCTCGGACAAATAAAAACAATTAATTTATTTACGGAAACTGAATAATTACATAAAATTGAGCGACATTCAGGAGACAACATGAAGATTACGTCTGCACAGTTAAAGAACATCATAGCCGAAGAGGTAAAAAAAGCGAAGGCTCGCAAGAATCTCGCCGAGGCCCCCATCGCCAGGGGTGGAGAATTGTACGAAGTCAGTGCAGGTGAGCTCATTGCTTTCGCCAAAGCATATAGTTCGCTCGGCGCCGCAGTAACAGAGCAGCTAGAGACGATCATCGAACTAGGAGCAGATGCAAGCCCAGACGATGTAAATCCTGCTGCTGTAAGAGAGGTAGAGCGGACATTAGGCGGAGTCAACTCTGAAATTGACCTGGCGCTCTCAGAATGGAAGGCAGCGAACGGCATGGGCGCTCGTGCCCGCCGCAGATAATCAACACAAACATTCACACTCATCACGAGTGATTTACGAAAAAAATTACGTTTTAGCAGATACTTACATAAGGATAACAGGAGATTAAAACATGGCCGCAGAGACACTTGACGTTACATCGATGATTCCAAACAAGTTCGAGCCGAAGCGCAAGAACCGCTGGGTCCTCATGATCGAAGGCATCGATGCCTACATCATCAAGACCACGGCTCGTCCAACAATTACGACCGAAGAAGTTGAAGTTCCCTTCATCAACTCACGTCGCTACCTCGCAGGTAAGACGACATTCGGTACGATCGCAGTCACCCTCCACGACCCAATCGCACCATCAGGCGCACAGCAGGTCATGGAATGGGTCCGCACCCACTTCGAGTCTGTATCAGGCCGCGCAGGCTACGCAGACTTCTACAAGCGCGATATCCAATTGAAGCTTCTAGACCCAGTCGGCACAGTCGTCGAGCTCTGGGACATCAAGGGCGC